CTCCTAATTGCTACGCCTACTGATGGTACGAACATTGGTCGTCCGTATGCGTCTGCTGCTCTGTCTTTTACTGAACATATTGTTAGTTTCATGAGGTTTTCCTAAGTGAGGTTACGTTTAAGTTGCTGAAGTTTTGCCTTCATTACTGTTTCTTTTACGAGTAATCTTTCAGGGGTATTATCTTCGCTATTTAGTTTACCGTTTTTTTCCCTGATGTATAGTATTTCCTCGTGTTCATAAGGGTTTTCCTTATAGTGTAATTGATCGTAATACTTAGGTGGCCTCATTTTTTTGCCTCTGACGATTACATAGTCATGTGGATATACGTCAGATTTATATTTTTTATACCATTCTGCTCCAATGCCTCCTGGGTCGCCTTTTTTACCTGACATGGGTCTTAAGCTCATTTTATTATATTCTGGTTTTAATTTTACTAATTCGCCTGTTTTTAAGTCGCAATAATGGTAATGGTTAGGATCTACATCTTTTCCTGTTTGTTTACTAACGATGTATCTAGCAGCGTATGCAGCTGATTCGAAGTTAACATCTCCAATGGAGGAATAACCAAGTGTCCAGAGAGTTTCAAGCTCTTCGGATCTATAAAGCATAGAACCAGCGGAAGTCCGTTTCCATAATTTTTTATCATGAAAGTCGTATCCAAAGATACAGGCGTGGAAGTGAGGTCTGCCGAAAGATTCGCCATATTCTCCAACCATATAATAGCGGATTCTAATGTTGCCGAGTTTTTTTCGAAGTCGCTTAATGAAGAGTTGAAAGTCTTTGTGATGTAATGAGCCATCGCTTGGGAGATGTGTATTGTCATATGTGAGAGTAAGAAAACAATTATGTTCGTGAAGTTGGGCTTCATGCATACAACGCATGGCCCATTGTCTTGATTTTTCTAGCCTGCAGCCAATACATTGGCCGCAAGGAAGCATGATTTTATTAAAATCTGGATGTGGTTTAAATGATATTTCATTACACTGCTTTCTAGCAGCGTAATAAGGCATCATATATGCCGTTAAAGGTTTTACACAAGGCATGTGAGGTGCCTGGGGGTTTTATTAGAACCTCCAGCCTCCACGCTGGGGGGCTGATCTCATATTTGGAGATTTAGTTTTACGGCTATGGTGCCGAAAGGTTCTAGCTGATTTTTTCTTGTTTACTGCATGTCTACGTGTATACATGGTATATCTCCTTTTTGTGGTTGAGTGTCACCTAGCACAGTTACATCTAGTAAGGTAACTGTGCTTGCGGTCTATTCGACCGCTTTTTCTTGTGGAACTTCAACGACTTGCGGCAGTTCCACAGGTTTGTTTATGAGGCCTAACTTAATTGCCTCATCTTTATTTTCTGGATTATCGAGAAACTCGATAAGTTGAGCTGGATCATTTTCAAATCTAGCTCTTAATGTAGCTGGCAAGGACATAAATTCGTCCTCTGCAGCAATAACTTGATTAAGAGCAGTATGGTAGTCACCAATGCCCGTAAAATCGCCATAGCGAGGCGATAAAGGGGCTTCTGGAAGAAGTCCTGTAATGTTGAATTGACGAAGAATATTATTAATATCACATTCGTCTTTGAAATGCTGCTGAGCCAGGGAAGCATCCTCACAATGCAACCCTGACTCATTTGACGCAGCATCTGTATCGTAATTATAAGGTGTACGTAAAAACGGAGGTTTTTTCATTTTATCTTCCAAATTGATATGGTTTGCCAATACTGCCAGACAGTGATGGCATTAACTTATGAAATATGTAATAAAAAGTAGGATACTTTTTTGCAATTTCTGATTCTGGTGCAGTTTGGTCATTCGCTTGCTGAATACGTTTTAATTCAGCTCTCAAATTTTCATTATTTTGTGCAATATTCTTTATTTCTTCCATCATCTTTTTAGCTGATGCAGCTGATGCTCCAGCTTGTTGAATATATGCATTAGCTGCTTCCGCACTTGTTTTTTCTTCCTGAGCAACTTTTGGTATTTGTTGCGCTAATAACTTAGCTTGTTCTTCAGCGACTTTTGCTTCCGCAACAGATTTCGCTGCATTTGCGGAATTCAAAGTTGTTTGAGATTCCGCTTGTTTTGCTTGTTCTGCTTGTAATGCGGCAGCTGAGGAAACAGCTTTGCCTCTTTGATAACCCTCAACAGCAGAACCTAACGCATTTTGTACCGGGGCTTGTACCCCAGTTGGTGATGTACCTGGTCCTTGTGAATATGCAAGCATCGGATTTAAACCCGATGATTGCAAATCCTTCACTGTAGTTTGATACCTAGTTGCATATTGTTCGGCACTAAAATTCTGAGCCGACTGGGCTCTATCCCAAGCGGCTTGATTTTGCATATTTGTGCCTACTAAATTACCAATAGCACTTACAATAGAATCAATCATATTAGAAATGATCAATTAAGCCAGGTACAGAGTACATTGGCATTGGTCTTGCTTTCTTACAATCAAAGAAAGAATCAAAGATGAATTGTTGACCGTTAGCTGAAGCTCCTACGGCAACGACACGACTTACTGGTGGTGTGTCTTTAATAAACGTATCGTTTAATGTAGGTACTGCAGTAAATTTCTGGGCAAGATGCCATCCGTCAATTGTTCCTGACGCAGTTGATCTAAACAAACTGGAAATTCTTGAAGGGTAATATCTATATTCTGCCCATCGCTCTTGATATCCAAATACACCTGTATCGGTAGTATCGCCTGTAACGTAAATCTCTTGATTAAGTACAGATTGTTCGCCCAAATGACTAAATGCTGGGAAGTAGAAATCGTATCGTGTTGATCGGCTCCACATTTTTTGCAGACCTTGCTGATAAGTCAAGTCTGCTCGTATAGATACTAAGCCGATAATAACGCCATGTTCAACGAACGATTGAGTAAAGCCATGATTGTGAGCAAGGGCAGTACCCATAGAAGCAAGTGTACCCAGAGGGGTAGTCGTACCGGTTGCACTAGTTCCAGAGGTCTGCGCAATTGGACTGATGTTGATATTAGTTGTACCACCACCCAAATACTCAGGACGCTGTAACCGAGCGTCAGGGCTGATGACGCCAAAGTGAGAACGAATAATTTCAGTATATCGTGTACCTCCACGTGCGTCCCTTTCGAGTAATTTTTGTATCTGAAATGATTGACGTAATTGATTAATTGTTGCTGATGTTGCCGAAGATAAATCAGCATATAAAGCACCAGTTGCGCCTGCTCCGCCTAATAAAAGAGGTGTATTAGCGCCAGTGCTATACATTTGATAACTTGCTGAACCTACATTAGGTGCAAGAATACCTAATGTTTGATTTGCAGTTGTATTTGTTGCTATTGGTGCTGATGTACCTAAAGGTAATGTTACGGCTGCGCCTTTTTGTGGCCATGGTAAAGCTGATGTGAAATAGTCTTTACGTTTGCCACGACGTAGTAATGTGTAATTTGTTACTGTATCTGGGCCATCGCCCTTATCTACAGTTACTGAATTTTGAAGGTTTTCATCTCGAAACCATTCGTTGTAAATCAAGTTATATGCTCGTGGCCAGAAAGCACAATGGCTTACTGTTTTTCCTGCTGTTACTTGGCCTACAGTGGGTAAACCCATGTAGTCCTGAAGCGAACCGATTGCATATCCGTTCGCTGGTGACACTTGTTGTGGGACTACATAAGATATTGAGTCCCCTGGGTTGGTTTGTTCACCCATGAACTTTTGCCAATTATTCCAAATCAATCGATTTGGTACAAAAAAGAAGAATGACTCTAAATGTAAGTTATCCATTACTGGATATAGTGGTGTTGCCATACGGGCAAACGCAGTCATATTTAAATTAAATGTGTCCCCTGGTAGAACTTCGTCTACATATACAGGAACTAAGTAGCCAGCATCGAATGTAGTTTTATGTGTACTTTGACAGTCAAATTTTGATCGCGGAATATCCGCTTTTGGGATCATAGTGAACTGATGTATATCTACTGAACGATTGCGATGCATTTTTTGGCTCCTTGGTAGTATTCCGCAAGAGGGTTACCCCTCTTTGCGGTTTAGTTTTGTATTTTTACTTGTTTACCCAGACTAAGTAGTTTAGGTTCTTCATGCAATAAGAACTTTCCAGTATTGTCGTCAAATTCTCCGAATTCATACAAGTCGAAGTCGTCTGGGTGATTATATAGCTGATTATCAGTATCAGAGCGGTTGATTTCATCGCTAAAACTCCTAATTGCTACGCCTACTGATGGTACGAACATTGGTCGTCCGTATGCGTCTGCTGCTCTGTCTTTTACTGAACATATTGTTAGTTTCATGAGGTTTTCCTAAGTGAGGTTACGTTTAAGT